TTGCCTCTTTTTTGCACTCGAGTTTCCATATTGTAATATCTTTTCTCAGTTTTTACAGTATTATTTCTGAAACTTTTTTCTTCGTGCATATCTTTTTCCTCTTCATCATGCATGCCTTTTTCTTCATCTTCGTGCATATCTTTTTCTTCATCGTGCATAATTCTTAAAGCTTCTTCAATTTCTTTTAATTTTTCTTCATAATGCTCGTCACGATCCTCATCATCCATGTTATTACCATTCTCTTCAAGCATATCTAATATTTTTTTTATTAATGCTTTATAGTGAGCGTCTCTATCTTCATGATGCATTTTTTCTTCATCGTGATCTCCCATTTTTTCTTCTTCATGATAATCTCTTTTTTCACCATCCATCATTATGCCTTCCCAATCTTCAGACTTTCCAAAGACAATGTGGACGTTGTTATCATCTTCTATAACTTTTTTTATGTGTCTTTTTTCCATTTTTTTTATTTTATTTATTTTTTGTCTTCTTTCATCTTAATTCTCACTGGGTGTTTTGTAGGCAATAAATCTGTATCATGTTTGCCGCCTCTAAATTTACCATTTTTCATCGCGTAGTTAAATGAATTAACTCTAGCTAATGCCCATTGTTCTGGTGATTTTACTGATGGTCTAACCGATCCTGGATTTGTGTGATAAGCACCTACGCCTCTGTCAAACACTTTAATCAATTTAGCTAAAGTCACTTTTGGATTCCAATCTTTTTTTAGATCCTTAACATCCTCATTATGATCTTCAACTTTTTTTTGTAAAGCTTTTTTCATTTTAGCTGATACTTGTCTTTGTTCTTCTCTTTCTATTTCGTTTCGTTTTCTTTCACTCCATTTTGCGCCAGCATCGCCACCCCATAATCCCCAAGCTATTCTGCCTGCGCTTGGAAAACCATCTTCACCATAACTAAATCCTTCAGCTTTTTTATCTACTTCATGTCTTTTAAAATAAGCAAACATTTTTTTAATTCTTGGAACTGTTAATGAATTGCTGATTATCATTCTTGCCGATCTAACACCTACCGCAGTTCCACCTCTACCATATTCTTTTCTCCATTCTAAAGCTTTTTTTGCTTCTTCAATCATTCCATCTGTTGGAGTAAGGTCTACATCAACTAATGCTCTGCCCTCAGTTTCTTCTTCTTCTGTATCATCTAAATTTACTATGCCTTTAACTGTTGTCATATTCAGTTGCATAAATAAATTATCACCCTCTGGCTTGACATTCATATTTTCTTTTTGTCTAACTTCGTTAATAGTCATAGCGCCAATATTAATCATTGTTCTATAATATTCTGCCCTGTCTTTTGGATTACCTCTTAACAATGCATTTGCATTAAATTCAAATTGTAATTTATTTTTTTCAGATTTTTTAAATAGTTTGCAGTTTAATTCTTGTTCAATCATTACCATATATGGCATCAAACTGTATTGTACAAATTCTCTGGATTGCTCTTGTATGTTATTAAAACTCGATTTAGACATATCACGCAACAAATGTGGTGGTATAGAAAAAATCCTTGCTATTTCTTCAATACTAAATCTACGACTAGCTAAAAATTGACTTGCTTCGTTTGACAAACTTATTTGATTAAATTTTAAACCTTCTTCTAATATTAAAGTTTTATTAGCTTGATGAACACGACTGTAATTCATATCAAAACTATTTCTTAGACGTTCTACGGCTTCTGTCGTCAGACTGCGATCAGTTTGTAGAACTCCAGAAACTTTTGCTCCATTTCTAAAATAGCTGTTACCATATTCTTCTAAAGCTAATCCATAACCAATAGAGTTAGCACAAGTATCGATAGGAGACATACCAACCATGCCATCTTTAGAAAGTATTTTAAAGTGTAATAGATCTTCAATATCATATATTTCTTTTGTTTTTTGATCTTCATAAAAGTATTTATCATCATATTCTTTTAAAACTATTTTCGAAGCATCAAGTGGTGTTAATTTTTCAACTCTAGCGTTCTGATTTCTTTGAATAAAAATATAGCTGTTACCATACGAACACAGATCTACCATAACTTTATTAAAAAATACATATCTTGTCATGTATTCGTTAGGCATAACAGATACAATATTATATAGATAATGATCTGATTTATTTATTTTATCTCCATTTTCTTTTCTCTCTACTAGTTGTACTGGTAATTGTGATACAGATTCAGATAAAATTCGTATAGCGCTCCATACTGCATTAAAATTTAATGCTGTATCTTCTGTAATAGTTATTCCAGATCCAACTCCAGCCATAGAAAAATTAGATGGATCTATATAATTCGATCTTTTTTCAGATTTTCCGAATAGTCTAGATAATAAACTCATATGTGTTCGCAGATTTGGGTACAATAATAGTGAATCATTTATGTATTTTAGTGGAACTTTGTTTCATTTTTCTGTTTAAAACTACTCTAAAACTATCATACGAACTATATCTGCGTTTTTTAAATATTTTTTCATATTCTTTTTCAGTTTTTTCGTATGCGTCTTTGTATGTTTTTTCAATTTTACAATAGTAATAATATCTTTGCATAAATCCTTTAAAAGACAACATAGATAATATTTCAAATGGAATTTTCATAATATCAATAAACCTCTTTCGTTGTAAATGCTTTGTCCTGGGCTTTCGTCTGTTAATTTTTCACCTATAGCCATAACTAAACTAACTATCCCATCCACCTTTTCGCTACTCTTAGCTTTATCCACTTTGATATTTTCAGCAGGATCAGTACGCAAAGCTACATTAGACATCATCCATCGCATTATTGGATTGTTTAAATGGTTAATTTGTTTTTTTAAAACTAATTTCTCTAATTCTTTTGTTGGTGCGCTCATACTTGCCCAGCCCTGTCCAAATGGAGACATGGTTAATCCATCGCCTAATAAATTAATAACTAAACTGCTACTATTCCATCTGTCGTATCCAATTGATTTTATATTGTATTTTTGATGTAATTCGTTAATAGTTTGCCTGATGTATTCATAGTCTTGTACGTCACCTTCTGTTGCTATTAGGTGTCCTTCATTTACCCATTGATTATAATTTAACTTGTCTTTCATTGTTCGATTGTAAATTGATTCCCATGGACACCAAAAAAATGGCAAAACAACGTATTTTTCATCATCCATAGGAAACAACAGAACAAGAGCACTCATGTCTCTAACAGAAGCTAAATCTAAACCAGCATAACATTCTTTGCCTTCCAGTTGTTTAATATCAAAATCCTCATAATTCTCCATCCATTGATGATCTGATATCCACTTGGTTACATTTGTTGTCCATATGTTTAGGTGTAACCTTTTAAAACTGTTTTCATAACTTGGCATCTGCATTGCTTTAGCTGATTCTTTTTCAAAATAATCTTTTTTAATGCTTATGCCATAATTAGGGTTGGCTTTTATCCATGTTTTTTCATCTTCTATGTCGTCATCTTCATCAGCACTATATATTACAGGTAAAAATGAATCATCTTCTATTATACCATCTTTGACTTTTTGTGCATAATCGTGTACCTGCCAGCATATATTGTTATCAGTTTTTGAAGCGCCTGCAGTTGTAATAGCCATAATTAATGGTTGCGATCTTGCTCCAGTTGATGTTATCATTGTATTCCATAATTCATCATTCGGTTGCGTGTGTAATTCGTCAAATAAAACAGCGTGAGCATTATGTCCATGTTGAAGTTTAGCGTCTGAACTTAGCACTTTATAAATATTGCCTTTAGCGGGAAACTCGATAGAACTTCTATACAACTTAGATCTGGTTAATAATTCTGGAGACATTTCGATCATTGACTTAGCCAAATTAAAAATAATACTTGCTTGGCTTCTGTCACCTGCACAACTAAAAACTTCAGCGCCCCTTTCATTATCGGCAAACAACATATACAGTCCTATACTAGCTCCTAACGTTGATTTTCCATTTTTTCTTGGTATTTCTACATAACACGTGCGATATTTTCTAAGATTAGTTTCTTTGTTTTTCCAGCCAAACAATGGCTCTATTATATCTGTTTTTTGCCATTCTTCTAATTTTAACAATTTACCAGCCAAATCTCCTTTACAATGCCTAATCATAGTTTCTATGAAAGCAACTGCACGTTTAGCTTCTTTTTTATCATAATAATATTCAGACATTAATCAAAAAAATTGTATTCATTATTTTGTTGTATATAAGTTGGCTGTTGTATATTCGTTCTGGCGCTAGGTGTAAAACCAAACTGTGTTGCAATTTTTAGCGCTTTGTCCAACGCGTCATTAGCTATCTTTTGATATGGAACTGATTGTGCATATTTTATAGATCCATCTTCATTTTTAAAAACTTGTACCCTACCATTTTCTCTTAACAAAATTTCAGTTTCAATATGTAAAGCTATCGCATTACAATACGCTTCAATTAATCTAAGATCCACGTGGTGAAGCATTTGTTTGTTGTATAATTCATTACAAACCTTTTTCCACTCTTCTTTTGCTATGTCAGAAAGCCATACAGGCGCCTGAGGCAACGCAGAAACCTTTTGCACTTTCATTTGGTTATCTAACTCCCTTTCTTTTTTTAAAGTCCCTCTGCGCTCTTTAATTTCGGTTGGCAATTTTTTCCTACCTCTTCCCATTTAATCTACAAAAGCTTTTAAACTGTAAAAAATTAAACTATTTCTGTAACCTCCATCTGCTGTTGGTATTATCGGTGTAACACCATGTGTGTTCATCCATGCTGGATACACCAACATAGAATTATCTTTTTGTTCAAAAGTGGCGTTAAAATCTGGAACGTTCAAACAACCCCCTTTCGAATTGTGTCTTTTAGTTATAATTACATTTACACATCCTTTAATATTCCCAGTGTCTCGGTGAAAACCTGCGCTAATATTATAATTGCTAATAGAACTTGTAAACAACTCTCCAATTTTCCATGCCATATTTACGTTTTGCATAAGATCTTTTTGTTTTTTATATATTTCTGGAGTAAGTTTTTGTATAATTTTTTCAGATTCATTTGCGCTGGCAAACATAGCTTTAATAAAAGTTCTGGCTGTTTTAACTCCATGAACTGAACTTGATGTCCTGTAATTTCTTCTCATATGTGGTCTTGGTGGAATGCTTCCAATAATAGTAGAATATTGACTAACACCAAATTTACTTGCCTCAGCCCAACTTAATCCTTGTTTGTGAAGTTTCATAGTATCACTTCTATTCATTTTTGATTTAGGCACGTTTTTGCTTCTGAATTCTGCGTTAGCTACACCTATATATCCAGGTAGTTTTTTACTATATTTAGAGACATCCATAATATAAAAACCAATTATATCTCCATTATATTCTAACAAGCAATCCTCAGTAATATTAGGTTCATAGTATGGGCATTTAGTTCCTGTTTTAACATTGTGTTCTACTTTTTGTAATTTGATTGTTTTCATTTTTTTATTATTATGTGTGTTCCTTTGGGTTGTCCTTTTTTATCTTTTATAATTATATTTTTTGGGTATAAATTTTTTAAAATAAAAATATCATTTTTCTTAATCTCTTTTCTGGCTTCTGCTGTTCCTATTCCATCTTTTTCATATCTTTTAAAATCGGCATAACACCATTGTAAAATTAAATTGCCTCCATATTTATTTAAATGATAAACTGTTGCGTAATAATCTGTAATGCAATTAATATCTTCTAACCATTTGAATTCTGTTTTTTTTATTGCAAACATTCTGCCATCGACCAATCCATATTTTCCATAATTTTTTTGTGCATATAATGCGTTGCCTGATGAATTTAATCCTATTAATTTTACACCAATTTGATCTGCGATTTTTGTGTGTCTTTTTAATTCGTTATAAACATATGCAAGATTGCTTTTTACAAATTCTTTATTTTCTATTTTGTAACTTTCTGTGTAATCATCTGACATAATTATAGCCCATTCGTTGTATTCTAATAAATTAATACAGCTATTTAAATTATGTTGTATGCCTTTCGGCTTGTTACTCTCAACAATTTCGCCATAAATATTTTCAAATTTTTTTGAATTATTATGACACATTACATAATGATCTATATTGGCTTCGTGTAATGCTTTTGATGTAGTAGCAGTTTTGTATCTATCATAATATAATGTGAATACTTTCATAATTTTTTTAAAGCATCTACTAATATGCCGCCAAGATAGTTGCCATTATCTCTTGCTTCATTTATTAAAACCATTGCTTCATCATAATCCTCTGGATTAAATTCTATTAAAACTCCTTTTTTGACGTTTTTTTCTTTATTCTCTAACTCATCATCCATTTCAAAATCGTCCAAAATACTGTAATCAACTTCTTTTTCTGGTTGCCATACATCCATGCCCCAGTCACCAAGTTTTAAACTGTCCCATTCATTTCCTAACATATCCCAATCCCATTGTCCAGCATTTACATTATCCTTAATAATAAATTCTTTTTGTTGTTCTTCTGTTAAATTTTTTGCTTTTATGATTGGCACTTTTTTTAATCCAACTACTTTACAAGCCCTAAATCTCATATTACCACCAAGGATCTCATAATTATCATTTACAACTATTGGTCTAATCTCCATCATTTCTGGAAAGTTTTTTATTGATTCGCACAATTTATCAAACTTTTCATTTTTAATAGTTCGTGGATTTTCATTATTAGCTATTATTTTTTTTATGTCTATTTGTTCTATTTTCATTTTATTTATTTTTATTCCCATGGAAAAATTAACTTTTCATTTTCATGTTCTGCTTCTTTATTGTAAAAAAAACAAAACTCTTTATCTCCAAAATTTTCGTAATAATAAGAGTACAATGAATCATCTTCATATATCGATCCAACAAATACATCTGCCTCATCTGGATATTCGCATGGATTTCCAATTAATCCACTTAACACTTTTCCATTAGGATCTATACCATAAAATTTAAAATTGCAATTTAATACTGAATCCTGAACAGTATTTACTTTAGCCATTATTTCATCCCATTTAATTTTGTATTCCTTCATTACTTTTGTATTTATTCATTACACCATTATGTTTTCGTTGGTTACCATATTTTTTTGTTCGCTTGTCTATGCGTTTTGGATATTCGTATTTTTTTTTCAATGGTGATACAAATTTTCCAAACTGCATAATAGCTGAATTGTTTTTTTCTGGATCGTAAAGCTTTTCTTTCATATCTTTTCTTTTTTTTACCCCCCTTATGTTAATTTAGGGGATGTGTAAGTGATTG